GGCTGGCCAACCGCGCCGGCAAAACCTCGATCATGGGAAGCAACCTGGAGCAACAACTTACCGGCTTCGTCACCTTCGGCCTGAAGCCCTACGTCGATGTCGTCGAGGACGAGTTCAACGCGAAGCTCTACCCCTCGGGCGGCCGCTTCGTCGAATTCGCCGTCGAAGGGCTCCAGCGCGCCGATAGTGCGGGTCGCGCCACTCTCTACGCCGCCGCCCTGGGCGGCTCGGGTGGCTCCGGCTGGATGGCGGTCAACGAAGTCCGCCGCCTCGAAAACCTTCCGCCACTCGATGGCCCTGAATACAACCGGGTCACCCGGTGGGAGATGCAGACCAATGCTGACCAAACTTGATTGCCCGTTCGAGGTGAAGGCCGCGGATGACACCGGCAACTTCGAGGGGTACGCCGCGGTGTTCGACAACGTCGACTTGGGCGACGACGTGATCCTCAAGGGCGCTTTTACCACCGTGAAGACCGCCCGTAACGGCCGGCTCAAGCTGGCCCTCTATCACGACCTGACCCGCCTGGTCGGCACGTCCGAGTTCAGCCAGGACGAGCACGGCTTGTACCTCAAGGGCCGCGTGAACCTCGCCGTGAGCTACGCCCGTGACGCCTACGAGCTGATGAAGGACGGCAGTCTCGACAGCATGTCGATCGGCTTCAACACGCTCGAGGCGGACTACCAGCAGCGCGCCGGCCGCAACGTTCGGGTCATCAAATCCGCCGAGCTCTGGGAAGCCAGCTTCGTGCCGTTCGGCATGAACACGGAAGCCCAGGTACTCAGCGTCAAGTCGGACATCAGGCTTTTCGAGAACGCCCTGCGCGAACGCATGGGCCTCTCGCAGAAGGAAGCGGCAGCAGTCGCTTCGCTCGGCTACCCCGCGCTGCGCCGTGATGGCGGCAGCGAGGCCACGGCGATCGTGGAAGAGCTGAAAGACATTTCAACCCTGTTCACATCCCATTTCGGAGTATCGCCATGAGCGAAGTAAAAGAGCTGAAGGATTCCCTGGAGCTGCAACTGAAGAACGGCTTCCAGGCCCTGCAAACGAAATACGACGCGGCCATCGCCGAAGTCGAGAAGGGCAATGCTGTCACCGGCGATCTGAAGACCGCCATCCAGAAGCAGGCTGATGAAGTACAGAAGGTCATCGACCGTGTCCAGGATCTGGAAGCCAAGGGCGTGAAGCTCCGTGGCCAGCCGGGCGAGGGCAAGAGCTTCGTCGACCTGGTCAAGGGCGACGACGGCTACAAGGCCCTCCAGCAGAAGAGCGCGAGCCGCGCCGACATCGAAGTGCTCAAGTCCGACCTGGCCTCGATGAAGGAAACCAAGGTCACCAGCGCCGGCATCGTGGTGCCGAATTATGACCCGACCATCCAGCCCGGCATCCGTCAGGAGCTGCGCATTCGCGATCTGCTGACCACCATCCCGGTGAGCGGCCAGCAGTACAGCTACTTCCGCGAGCTGCTGCACACGCGCGGAGCCGGGCCGGTTGCCGAAGGCGGCACCAAGCCCACCAGCAACGTGACCTTCGAAGCGGTCACCGACCGCGTGAAGAAGATCGCGGTGTGGATGCCGGTCACCGACGAAGCGCTGGACGACGTGCCGCAACTGCTCGGCTATATCCAAGAGCTGCTGCGCTACGACCTCAAGCTCGAAGAGGAATCGCAGATCCTCAAGGGCGACGGTACCGGCGAGAACCTGAACGGTTTGATGACCCAGGCGACCACCTACGACACCACGCTGACCAAGCCCAGCGACACTGCAATCGACATCGTTCGCCGTGCAATCTACCAGGCACGCAAGCAGTCGAAGCTGTCGGCCGATGGGGTGGTCATGACCGAGCTGGACTGGATGAACATCGAGCTGCAGAAGGATGGCGAGAACCGCTACCTGTTCGCCAACCTGCAGGGCCTGGTCACTCCGATTCTGTGGGGCCGCCCGGTGATCAGCTCCGACAGCATGGACGAAGGCGACGAAGACACCGGCGGTGAGTTCCTGGTCGCCAACTTCGCGCGCGCCGCAGTGCTCTTCGACCGCATGTCGTTCCTGTTCAAGATGGGCCTGATCAACGACATGTTCATCAAGAACGAGCGTGCGCTGCTGGTGGAAGAGCGTCTCGGCCTCGGTGTCCGCCGCCGTGAAGCCCTGGTGAAAGGCCAGTTCCCGACCGCGTAAACCAATCTGCAACAGAAGGCCGGCCATTGCGCCGGCCTTCTTGCATCTGGAGGCAGCATGAAAATCAAAGCGAAATGGGGCTTCGTCGGCGATGCCAAGAAGCTCGGTGTGGATTCGGCGCGCGTCACCGCTGGGCAAGAGTTTCCCGACGTCGATGAGGAGTACGCCCATATCTTGATCGGTAAGGGGCTCGTCGAAGAGGTCGCCGCTAAGTCCAAGAAGGACATGAAGGCTGACGCCGAGGCAAAAGCCAAGGCT